AGCAAACACAGGAATAGGCTTGGCAGGAACTACTGGCGCCACGGGCGCGGCAGCAGGAGCAGCAGGAGCCGCGGGCGCGGCAGCAGGAACAGCTGGTGCAGCCGGAGCAGGAGCGGCAGGAGCGGCAGGAGCGGCAGGAGCTGGAGCAACGGCTACGGCAGCAGGAGCAACGGCTGCTGGTGGTACTACGGCAGTTGGCGCAGCGGGTGCAGCAGCCGCTGGACCCATGGCAGCCCTGTCCACATTAGCAGCCCCTATAGCCATTGGCTTAGGCGTCGCCTATCTCATTAACAAATTATTCGACTAGGTATTCATCATGGCAGGTTTTGCAGACGGTTTTAGAAGCGGCTTCGGGCTGATTAGTGATGTTCAGGATCGTGAGCTCAAGCGCGAACAGATTGAAGCTGATGCGGCTTTTAAGAAGCGGCAGGCAGACGATCTTGCGGAGTATCGGAAAGAAGACCTGCGGATCAAAGACCTCGCCCAAAAAAGCGATGCCGGTCTTGCGGCGCTACGCGCTTCGACAGCCCAGCAGCAAGCTATTAACGCAGGAGTAAGCGGTGAGGCTGCATTGTTAAATGCACAGACAGCATCTACTAAAGCCAATAATGCAACCAACCCTGAATCTATCGATTACATGATAGGTCAGTCACAGATAGCCGAGAACAAGGCTCAGGCGGAGAACTTTAAGTCTCAGCAAGCGGAAAGAGATCAGAAGTTAAGCAGAGAGGCAGGAGCGTTCGCGCTGCAAGACCTAGCCAAGTTCGCTGAGGCGGGAAACCTAAACGGTCACGGTCCGAGCGAGCTGGCAGCCATAGCCGATCTGGTCGAGACGACTGAGGCTAGCCAGTTTCACGGAGTGGGCTACATCACATCACCAGCCACTCGCAGGGGGCTTTCGGCGGTAAACAGCTTTATGGGTGATGTCGCTGCGGGCAACCCGGCTGAAATGACGCCCCAGCTTCGATCTGCCTTTGGGGCAGCGCTTGGACTAAACACCTCGGCTGCTGTGGGTCGGCAGATAGATGAGTCATTTACAAATGCTCCAGACTGGATGAAAGGAAAAGGCTTAAGAATTAAAAGCCAAGGTCTTCATGAAGTTGGGACTGTAGATGGACAGACTCTTGGCGGTACGCTCTATGTTCTGGCGGAGGATGGGGACGGTAATTTGTACCCGTATTTCCCACCGTTAACAGCGAAAAGGAATTTTGCGGACAACAAACCTTTAGACCTGCAAATGGATGATGCTATGACCGCCATGGCAGGCACAGCTCACATGATTCAGGAGATTGGTCCAAAGATTGAGAGGGACGTTAGGGCAGCAAAAATATATACAGATTACGGTAGCAACAAAGACTTCGATGCAGCAGTAAATGCCAAGTTAGAAACTGTAAGGAAAGGCATACAGAGCGGGGCAACACCCAACGAAAGCATGTTCTTCCAGCAGTCTGGAATGGCGAATGCTTCGGTGTCTGAGAAGTTAGCCTTCGTGGATACGGACAGGTATCGCAGAGAGATTGAGCACGAGATGCTTTTCGGACCTACAGACGACACGTCGGAGCAATTCAAGATTCAGGAATGGTTTGAAGCTACCAGCTCTGCTCTGGCAGGTGCTCCAGTTCCTAAGGGAGTTGATGCGGCAAACCTCGGAGAGCTAATGAATAGAAGCAACGCTTCGTTCAATTATCAGAACGCATCAATCCTCCAAGGATATTACAACGAAGACGGTGAGATCGAAGATTCAGCTGGGCTGATAGAGCAGCTAAACCTTTTAAATTTACTGAAATAATTTGGTGAGAATTTATGCCGTTAAAGTCTGTAACTCAGTTTTCTAAAGGCGAGTACTACGCAGCACGAGATGCTTTATTAGAAGAAGAAAACAACAGCCTTCAGCCTACTGAGGGTCAACCTGCACCCACAGAAGAAACCCCGCCAGTACCCGAGGCAGCACTTTCAACAGAGCCAGAAGCCGATGGTAATTTTAGCCGTGGATTTAAGGGCGGACTTGCTAACTTTAAAGCTCTCGGCGGAGGTCTTAAGGCTCTGGCAGGCTCTGCGCTTGACGATGAAGAAATGGTTTCTGAGGGCATGCAGTATTACCAAGATAAAACTGCCGAAGCCCAACAATACCAGCCGGACAGTACTTTTCAGGACATAGATAGTGCCACTGACTTTGGGGCATGGGCTGCCTATACGCTGGGTTCTGTCGCGCCTGACCTAGCCATGATGACTGTTAGTGCGGGAGCTGGCGGATTGCTTGCTAAAACCGCAGTAAAGAAAGGCGTCACCGAGATGGCGGACACTCTGTCCAAGCAGGCAACAGAGAGACTAATTAAAGAGGGTATAGAGGATAAAGCTGCGGAAAAGATTGCCCGCAATATGGCAGATCGGTTTGCGAAAGAGAAAGTCAAAAAGATCAGCACTAGGGGAGCGACAGCTGGTGCCTTGGCGTATGGGACACAGCAGGGCGCGTCAAGCACGTTTGCTAGGACGTTAGACGAAACCGGGGTAGAGGCTCCAAAGGCAGCAGTTCTATCTGGCTTGGCGATAGGGTCGCTTAACGCTATTCCTGCCTTTAGTGCTTTAAGCAAGTTCCTCCCTAAAGGCAAGGTAGATGAGGCTGGCGAGTTTATATCGGGAGCAATAAACGACAAGCCTGCTTGGGTCGGGGAGTTTGTTAAGGACGTTACCACTCAGATGGGCGTTGAGGGCGGGACTGAAGCATTGCAGCTCATTGTTGAGGAAGAGGTTATATCTTTCGTTAACAATAACTACAGCGAAAATGAGACCAGAGATTACTTCGACTACATCAACAATCAGCAGAAAAGAAATGCGCTTGTTGAGTCAGCGGCAGCAGGATTCTTGTTTGGCGGCGCTACGGGTGTTGTAGGCGCCGGAGCTAAGGCGGCAACCGGAGGCTACAACTCCGACGTTAACCTTGGAGACGAAGCGAAAGAGGTTCGGACTCGATCTGTAAATGATCCTGAGTTTGCTGGTCGAATAAGACAAATGTACGAGGTTGCTAGAGACAACGCAGCTAATGGTCGCACAAGCCTTGGCGATATGGTCCCAAGTGAGCGCCCTATTGATCCAATCACTGGCGAGTTAGCCACAACATGGAACGCTGAAGGCGCACTAGACCCTGAGACCAATCTCCCCTACACAGAAGAGCAGCTAAACCAAGCCCGACTGTTGGACTTTAATGCCGCTGAAGAGCCTATCGATGTTCCTGACGGTGACCTTCCAGAGTCAGCAGCGCCTGCGGATACACAAAATACCGGATTCGGGGAAAACACATTACCCCCTTCACCCCGGCGCCAGCAGGCAGACATAGTAGATGACTTTAAGCCAGCCCCAGCATTTGGGGGTGTAGCTGTATCCGAGGGTACACGAGACGCAGGTCCAGCACACCGATGGGATGGTGAGCTATCTCCAGTCGATCAGCCAGTCCAAGAGCAGCTTATGCAGCTGTCTATGAAGGCTGCGACTCCTGAGGCAATGGACCCAAACAATACCGATGTGATTGTTGAGGCTATAGATCAGGACGACGTAGACAGAATCTTTGATCGCAATGAATCATTAAAGATTGCCACCACAGATAAGCCTAAGGGCAAGAGCCTGCCGACGATAGATGAGGTTTATGGCGACGACGCTGATCAAGTAACAAATAGCGTAGCGGGCGTTATGGCTGATCTGTCGGCTAATGGTGTACCAACGTCATTTATGGATTCAGTCACTGGGGTGTATGTACACAAAGAGTCTGAGGTTGATGCTCCGGCTCTGACGGGTCGTAACGCTAGGGGTATATCTGTCAATGAAGACTTGCTCAGTGGCTCACTCACTGATTCGGAGCAGTTAAGCGAACTGGCATGGACCATGACTCACGAGGTCTATCACGCCGCAGATTTTGCAATGGGCTTGAGTGACAAAGATAGTCGATTCGGCATCGAGATAGATGAGGCTGCTGATGCACCTACGGTTGTTATGGGTGACATCATGCAGGAAATCTACGACAACTGGGTGGACGGGACAGCTGTTGGTGAGAGGTTTGACTACCCCTTTAACAACCTTGCCGATGACATCTTAGATGTTGAGCAAGATAACGCAGGCTTGAACGCAAACTACAGGGAAGAAGTGTTCGCTCAGCTTGGCGCACTGTTTCACTCAAACCCTAAACAACTACAAGAGCTGGCTCCGCAAGCGTATAATTACATCAAGGACATTAGAGACAGCAACTTACAAACTGCCGTAGTGCAGGAGACCGCAAATGAACCGAGTCCAAGTCAAGAGAATCCCGACACCACCCAACCTGAAGGCATATCAGGAGAAGTTCGGGCACCGCCAGAGCCCGGAAGCGTCGAGGTCGTACAGCCTGAACCAACTGGATCAGATGGCGAAGCAAGCCTTGGAGATGGGAGAGCCGATACCTCAGTGGAGGGACAGGTCCAAGAAGAAGCTGGACAACGTGAACGACCAGAAGTACAAGAGCCTGAAGTAGAGCCCGCACCTGCCACTTCAATAGAGGCGGCAGACCCAGAACGCACACCGGTAGTCCTCAAGGCTACCGATAAAAAACCTACCTTTAAGAAAGCCACTAACTACGAAGAAACTGGCAACTACATTGTCACCTTCCCAGACGGTGATCGCTACACCCTGTACTTCGATGATGACGCTAAGGAAGCTGGCGATGAGGTTTACTTCACCTCGGACGACGGGAAGATTGACGCGCTTGATGGGCTGCTGGGCGAGACCAAGCAGGAAACCATTGATGAGCTGATAGCCCACCGCCAAAAATTGATGGATGCGGGAGAAAATTCTTACAACCTCCCTCTAGACCCGCAAGTAGGGGGTGATATCGAGTTCAAAGCATGGAGCTATATAGACGAAAAGGGGTCGGTGACTGAAAAGCAGTTGCGACACAGATTTAAAGCCCTCGAAGACAATCAGTTTGAGAACCTCAAGCAGAGACTTTTAGACGAGAACAAAGAAGAAGAAGACATCGTCATCCTACAGGATGGCAAGTTCATGTCTTATGACTGGCTCTACGAAGACAGGTTTGAGCTCTATCAAGACCTGCTTGATGACCCTAGCTTTATTAAGAAGGGTGCAGAGTACTTACTGCAAAAGTCTAAGGGTTCGGTTGGAGAGAAAAAGACCCTGCCTGTGGTTAAGATTACCCCCACCACGAAAGACCCAGAGGTGCAGATTCAGCGTGCTGTCGATGTGGTGGCTAAGCACCCTGACGCCCTATCGAGCCCAGAGGCATGGCTGGCGTTTGAGAGAGACCTAACAGGAAAGTCCGAAACCCTAGCCCCGCCATATGGATTGATCCGTCTCTACAATGACATGGACTCATGGGTAGAGACTCATGCCAAGCTGACACCGGAGCAGCTAGAGGCTGCCAATCGCGGCTTGGCTACCGCTGAAAGAATGGGCGCTTTATATGCGTCAGGCGATGCGACTCCTAACGCCACTGCCAAGTTGCTGCTTTGGGGCTTGATGTCTCGACGGCAGACAGCCTCAGGTCAGGAAGCTGGTTTTGTTGACCTGATGACAGGAAGCACTGCCGTATCTGATCTGGCACAGAAAGCGCTTGATGGCGATGTGTCCGATGCCGACGTTAAGGCATGGGTTAAGCAGGTAGGAAAGCTAATACCTGATGGCTCTTTTGGTCGTGGTGCAATCTCCAACGCCAATGACTTTGGCAAGCTGATGCAGAAGCTGGCAGAGCCGCACAGCGGCGGTCAGTCAAAGTTACAGCGCGTCCACGACATCATGGCTGACAGCGACATGTCCACTCAGGAGGTTCGGCGTCAATTCCAATTGATTGTTCAGGGATCAGGAATAGACAACAAGGTCTTCTCATTTGCCCAGTTGATGATTGGTCGTGACGACGTGGTAATTCTTGACCGTATTCAGCTGAACTCAATGTGGGATTCTGACCGTTACGGCAAGAATATTTATGCCGACTTGGCTGATGAGTTTAGTGGTCTTCGAGGCTCAGCCCGATACGAGGCTATAGAGAACTCCCTCAACACAAAACTTAAGCAGCTGTATACGAAGCTGGGCAGACCAGAAGATGCGTCTATTGGTCGCTATCACTGGGAAAGCTGGGTAAGGGATTCGGGGCAGATCGTTGCTCACCCAACCATGCAGGGTCTTGAGAAGGACATCCTTGGTAAGGACAACCCCTACGCATTCATTGGAGCCCCTGAAGGAAAGGGCGACATGTATCGCTCCGCAGCTATTTATGCAAGAGACGATAAGGGCACACCTTACTACGTGTACCCCAAATCTAGCGGCACGATGTACAAGTTTAGTAAAGAATCATTTAGAAAGTTTTTGGACGAGATACCTAAACCCAAGAATGGTATAGTGCCCAAAGACTTTAAAGTCAGTGAATTTGATAAAGGGACACCTTGGTATGAAGCAGAAGGCGTTAGCAGACAAAAGCTCGACGAACTCGTCGATGCGTACTCAGAAAGAGAGGCAGCTCAAAGAGAATATGCTTCTGAAAGAGCTGTTGAAATCAGCCCCCCCAATGGCGCCGGACGGCGAGATGAGCGAAACAGAGTCTACAAAGAGCTTCGTAGTCCCCGACTATCTGATAGCGGGAGTGGAGGAAATGAAGGAAATATACCCAGACGCTTCCGACGAGGAGCTAGCAAATATTCTCAAGTACTCGTAGCGGGTAAAAAAGTATCAGGCAAAAAGAGGGAGCTTGAGACTGGAGCCAAAGCCGCGCTCGCTGCCGTTGATTCCTTTAACGGCACAGTCATTGAGCTAGCCAAAAACAAAACCAACGCCAAGCTGTTCGCAAGCAAGATTCAAGAAGGAAAAGACGCCAACCCCTACGGCGCAGCGGTCTACGTGTATCCTGAATCTGAATATCAAAAGATGCAGATGTTCATGACCGAAGATGGCGCAGCTGGAATAGCTATCGAAAACGGCGACACAATAGTGTCTCTTTATAACAACGGCGGGCACAAGAACGTAACCTACTCTTTGGCATCATTGGCTGTCGAGGAGGGCGGGCTGTACTCTGACGCCTTTGATACGCAACTTCCGATTATCTATCAGCATGTCGGGTTCAAGGTTGTTTCTCGACTCAAGTGGGATGATTCTCAGGCTCCTGCGGACTGGGACAAAAGAACATTCATGCCTTACAACAAGGGCGAGCCTGACGTTGTATTCATGGTTGTTGACCCGAAGTACTTTGGTCCCTACACCAAAGACACAGGCTACTACGTAGACACCTACGAAGAGGGCATGCGGTCTATTCGTGAGACCCGTAGACCCGAGCAAGAAGGAATATCCCCCAAGTTAAAGGAAGCGGTGCAGGATCGAATTGATCGCAAGATCACTGCCGCCGAGCTTAATGACATCTTCAGAAAAGAAGGTCGTTATGTTAAGCCCATGCATCCCGATATGATTGCTCCGTTAAAGCCGGACTCTCATTACATCAATGCGCTGAAAAAGACGAGCAGAGAAAAGCCGAACACACCTAGTAAAGAAACTTACTGGTTAGCGGATGTGCTTGAAGACGGGCAGAGAACTGGCTCAAGGCTAGATATCCCCGCCCACAGCCACCCAACATTATCAAAAGATGAGCGGGCTGATGTTGTTACTGCTCATGCGGCGAGACCTCGTAAAGAGGGCGCTCCCTTCAAGGGCGCGTCTGGTACTCGTCTTGGTTACTACCCAACTCTGCGTCTAGCGAACGCTTCATTTGCATCTCCAGAAAAAGGTGCAACTAATATAGCCATGGGTGCAGATAAAAATACCATCGCGACTATCGAGGGTAATTACGTTGCGGCAGATCATGAGCAGAACAGGCTAGACTTTATAGCCGCTATGGATGATCCGGCTTGGACTCAGGTTTCCATGAACCCAGAGCGTCACACTTTCTTCTATGATCTGGCTACCCAGACCCCAGTCTTATCTGCCAGTGAAGTGATTCAAGTAGGAAATCTAGTAATAGCCAAAGACGTTGTCTACGACGATGTTGATAATTATTCGTACATCAAGAAGAAGCAGATCAACAAAGAGACAGGAACTCTAGACGACGGAAGCCCATCAACCAATGCCTTTAGCTACAATGATGAGATAGACGCACAGTCTGATCTTGCCAGAAGGCTGAAGGGTAAGAAGGTATACCGTTCCTTGGTGGACCGTTACGCACCCTTAGAAGATTTTGAGAATCAAGCGGCTGACTTCCTAGAGATGGGGCGGCTTCCTGCTGGCTTGTCACCTAGAGATCAAGAAAACCTGTCGCACGGTAAAGTGCAGAACGATCTAGACGCATTCCACGAAAACTATGTGGACCCGCTTGGTGATTTAATCGCCGAGCTACAGGTCGATCCAGATGCTGTAGGAACCTACCTTATTGCGAAGCACGCGGCGGAGCGCAATGACGTTATTGCTGAAAAGGTTAAGGCTCAGCGCGAGAGAAACATTGCTAGGGCTGAGCGGGAGATAGAGCGCCTATTGGCAGATGTCGGTGTCGATCACAGTGTCGCCCTCGAGACTCAGCGCACAAAACTTAACGAATACCAAACACTGCCACTGGCGTTCCAAGATACAGGCTCAGGGATGACGTATGCCGAGGCGGAGAGCGTTCTAGCTTTGGCGGAACGGGAAGGCACCAAGGCTGATATGGACCGTATTGCCGACAAGGTCTACGAGATGCTTCAGTATCAGCGAGACCGCATGGTAGAGGCAGGCTTGCTTGACGAAGACTCTCGCTCAGACTGGGAAGATACCTACGAGTTCTATGTGCCCCTTAAAGGTTTTGCTGCTGAAGAAAATGGCGACGCCTACAAGTCTGGCGATAAGTCTAGAGGCTTCTCTATCGTAGGCAGCGAGAGCATGAGGGCTAAGGGTAGAAAGACATTGCCTGTGAATCCTCTGTTTACCGCTATCGAAGATGTTCAGAGAAAAATTATTCGGGCGAGAAAAAATGAAACCGCCCAAACCCTATTAGAGCTTTTGAGTGAGTTAGGTAACAGCGACTCCTATACCATATACAACAATAAGTTCAGACCACCGAAGCCAAGCGACGAACTGACGCAGCAAGACCTCGACCAGATGTCTAGAGATGTTAGACCCAACGGTGACCCCAAGTATGTAGAGGTCAAGAAGGGTGGGCAGACATTCTTTATCGAGTTTAAGAGTGACAGCCTAAATCACGCGCTACAGAACATGAGCGTGCCCATGCTGAGCAGGGCTAACGACGACGTAAGCAAGCTGCTAACTCTGGCGACTCGATTCCAAACATTCCGCAGAAACATGTTGATCAACTACAACCCTTCATGGGGGCTGGTTAACCCGCTGCGTGATGTTCAGACGGGTCTTATGTATTCGCTTGCAGAGAAGGACAAGAAAGGCAGCAGAGTACAAGGCGAGAACCTTATCGGGAAAATGGCTCAGAGCTATCTGCCCTCAATGAGGTCTATGTATCGCGTGCTTCGCGGTAAGCCTGTAAGAGAAGGCACTCTAGATCAGTATGCGGCAGAGTTTATGGAGGACGGTGCGTCAACAGGCATGATGCTGGTCCGCGATCAGGATGAGCAGTTACGCATAATGAAGAACAAGCTAAAGAAAGGCATGACCCGTGAGGCTTTGCGAGCTGTGGGTAACTGGGTGGAAGACTTCAACACCACCATGGAAAACGCTATACGACTGTCTGCTTACATCGAGGCACGTAAAGCGGGAACTGATAGGCAGACCGCAGCGACATTAGCGAAAGACCTTACCGTTAACTTCAACCGTAAGGGTGAGAACACAGCCGTAGTCAATGCCGGATACCTGTTCTTTAACGCCGCAGTACAGGGCAATGTCAACATAGCTCAGGCTTTGGGTGGCGGCGAAGGCAAGGTCACAACCGCACAGAAAACGGCAGTGGGACTTATAGGTCTAGGGGCTACACTTGCCGTGATTAACATTCTGAACTCAGAAGATGATGACGATGACGAGAAGGTCTATGCCGATCTTCCTGAGCATGCGAAGAACCGGGCACTACTGATCAATTACAGCAGCGAAGAAGGGTTCGCTCTACCCGCCCCCTACGGGTACAACTTCTTCACCAATATTGGTCGCTTGAGTGCTGAAATGGCGTTCGACATCAACACCCCAGAAGAGTCGGCAGTGTATCTGTGGGAGAACGCGTTACTGAATTTCGTTCCGGTTGCTCCCTCTAGCGGCGATAACTGGGAAGAGAAAGCGCGAGGATTCTATCCTGACCTGCTCGAAGTTCATTTGGACATGCTGGCTAATAAGAACTTCTTTGGTAGCGATATATACATTGAGCAAAACCCGTTCATTGTTGAGCGATCAAACGCATACAACTCTCGACGGTCTACTGATAAAGCCTTCACAGCAGCAGCCGAGTTCCTCAACGATGCCACGGGCGGAGACAAGTACAAGGACGGTTACATCTCTATGAACCCAGACAAGATGGAGTATGTGTATGAATACTTCTTGGGGGGTGTAGGGCGCTTTGTGAGCCAGTCTTCAGACGTTGCGGCAAGAATGATGGCGGACGAGGATTTCAGGAAACAAGACTTACCGATTGTTGGCACCTTCTTTGAGAGCCCCTCGGAGTACGAAGACAGGTTTGAGTTCTATGCCAACTGGGATGAGACCAGAAAGATCGAGGCGAAGCTGAAAGATGCTATCGAGGCAGGAGATCAAGCCGAGCTGGACCGACTCAGAAACCAGTACCAATCCTTTATCCCCGTGATTGAAGGTGGGCGCAACAGTCTCTACAAGGCGTCCAACCGAGAGTTAAGAAGCATATCCAAGACCCGTAAGTTGGTAGAGAGTCAGGATATTCCTGAGGCGCGTCGCAGAGAACTATTGGACAAGCTGCTGGAGAATGAGAACAAGATATTCGACATATACAACAAGGCTTACAGGAAAGCCGAGAGAGAGATGAAATGATAGCTGAGATCAGTGCAGTTGTTGGGGTGCTCAAAGCCTTAAACGAGGGCATCAAAACCGTTAAGGAGTCGGGTGATCACCTACAGGGATTGACCGGATTGTTTACCAGTCTGACCGAGAGCAAGACGGCGGTTGAGAGCATCGAAGAAGCCACCAAGGCTGGAGACCATGTGCTCACTCAGGAAGAAGCGCTGGAGCTGGCATGGGCTAAGGACGCGATCAGGCAGCACGAGAAAGAGCTGAAGAAGATAACCCCTAAGCACGTCTGGCGTGACATGCTCATGATCCAGAACAAGTCTTTACTCGATCACAAGCACAAGCTGGAGAAGGCTAGGTTGGCGAGGCTCAAGAAGCAGCGTCAGATTGGCGATGTGGCGAAGAACATCGGTGCAACAATCGCGGTGCTGGCTATGTTTGCTGGTTCGTATTACTTGCTGGGGATGTAGATGCCCAAGCTAAGCGAAACGACAGAGGTCACAATCCCAGTCAAAAATCTTTTGGGTATTCTCGCGTTTACCACCGTTGCGACCACGGCGTACTTTAAGGTTGAGGAGCGCCTGACATCGATTGAGTACAGGGCTGACGTAATGATGGCGGAGATAGAGGAGAACGATACTTGGATCGATGAGTTTGAGCCTCCTAAATCTGTTCAGGACACCATCGCTCGAGTAAGAGAGCTTGAGCTGAAGGTGAAGGAACTAGAAGTAAAGGCGGAGGCTACAAAGGGGGACAGCTAATCCTTAGCTGATAAACAAATCATCCTTGGCGACAAAGCACAACCCAAGAACTACGCATACACACATCACAAACATCAAGAATACCTTTAATCACAGTTAACAAATGAGGCGGCATTGTAGGGTCGTTTATGAGAATTGTGAAATGCAACTTTAGAATTACATAGATATCATAATTGATATGTCTAAAAGACAATACACAGAAGCACAGTGATCCCAAGCCAAGTTACAACATGCACATTGGTTAGGTGATAGTTGCCTGAACTGAGCCAAGTACGTACCGTTTTCCGTACGCCTTGTATATCGTTTATCGATTCACGAATAGCTTTGTCAGCGTACTCGTTTGCCTCTTTAATCGCTTGCTTTACATCTACCATATTCTTAGCCTCCAATTTAGCGCAAAAGTCTTTGCTGTTGGTCTCTAAGTTATTGATTTAATTGAAGAAAAAGACATGGTAATTGCTTACGAAGCAACTGCTCTACGTTTTTTCCCTTACATATCAACGACTTATGCGCGTTAAATTTTGATTCTTATAAAATTCCTTCAATGTTCGAAGAAGCTGCCTGTTTCTGAGCTTGATTGAGATGCGCGTACCGCTGCAATGACACACGGTCTTTCCACCCCCCTAGTTCCATAAGAACCATCTCGCTCGTGCCGTTCTCAATGTGCCAGCTCGCGAAAGTGTGACGCATTGTATGGAAGGTTGTTCCTGCTGGTACTCCAGCTTTGTCGCAAGCCTTCCTGTAGGTCTTGTTCGTAATCTCGCTAAGAACTTTCCCTACCTTTGATCCGCCACCGGCTTGCTGAACAAACACATGATCAATGCCATTACTTAAATACATATGCTTCTGTACTAGCGCATCGTTTAAAGCCTTACGACGCTCCAGAACTGCTTTAGCATCTGCGTTTAACGGGATGAGGATATCCTCTCCCATCTTGGCATCACTTCCATCGACAAGGAGTGAGGAAAAATCTTTCGATATTTGATCCCACCTCAGAAGCCTTATGTTTGTCTTTCGCAATCCCGTTGCCACTGCAAAACGGACTTGGTCTGCTCTCAATTCATCCAAGCTGTTGATCAGATCCAGAACCTGATTAGGCTTGAGGAATATCTTGCTCTTTGTCTCAGGTAAAACCGACAACTTAGGAACTCGATCAATGTGCTCCTTACTGTGAGCGTAGTTAAGAATAGCTCGCATAGTAATGGTGTGCTTATTGACCCAGCTATTGCTGACTCTTTTACCGATTCTTTTCTTTGATGGTTGCTTCCGCAGTTCCTCAATAAAGTTATCAAAAAGAGCGATCTTCTCGAATGCTTTAATCGGCTTACTACCAAAAACCTTAACAAGGTTGTTAGCCACTACCACCGTAGTTCTCTGTTTCTCATCGTTATGTGCGCTTGGCTGTGCCAAATAACGATCAGCTATTTCTTTAAATGTTAACTTCATATTCGTCTCCGTGAAGAGACCAACAGCACTGGCAGATTACCACGCATCGATCTCTTTAATAAAGGTCTGTTGCAAGGGGCAGGTAGACCAAGCCTGCTACAAGGTGTGAGGAGGGAACACCCAGCCCTTTAGGGGAGTCATCTCTTTTTCTTTCTGGCGTCATCGCGAACTATTTTGTAGTTACGCGGAGCACCCACCAGCAGTTTTGCTTGAGGAAGCATGAAAGACTTCTCAGACTGACTGCCAGTTCGACCGCACTCTGAGCACGCTAAGTGGGGTTTGTGGTAAAAGGGTTGTATACCTGTCATCTCGACAAACACTTCTTCCGTTAGCTGTAAATCTTCACCAGCCTTAAGCACATGCTCCTGATGTCCCTTGCGCTTAGTATGCACATTGAGCACGGTTTCATGCCTGCCATCCAAGTCAACCACTGCACGCACCCAAATCCGATGGTCAAAAGTACCTTCGAGGTCACTGGGGTCGAGGCTTTCTCCGCCATAAAAGACGGAGTTAGCTGATCGTGAAATTCTTAATGGCATATATATATGTCCTTAGAAAGGTAGGTCGTCGTCCAAGAAATCATCCGCGTTTGATGCGGCTGCTGGAGCGGACGCTTGAGCATTTGGATTGGGTTTGGGAATCCAGTAGTCTACATTCAGTTGCTGGAGGTTGCCGTCATCACCCATCTGCTCACAGACCTTGATGTTGTAACGGAAGTCATTGCCGTTATTTACATCAAGTGCAGCTTGTAGGTCTGCGACTAGCTCACGACTGACTTTAATAAAGCCGTCGAACTTAGGGACGTGCGCCTTGGTTGCCCAGTCGTATTGCTTAAGGCGGTTCCACTCTTCAATGCGCTTTTCTTTAGGCATTGGGTACAGACGCCCTTTGCCTGCTTTAAGGGATTCAAATGCGGTTGGTTTACTATTCATTGTTGCTCTCCATGATGGATTTGTACTTGCATTGCGCCTGTTGTTCTTCGGAAAGAATCAAGAGACTCGTCTTTGTTTAACACTTCATCTTCACCGCCGAGAAATTCGAACGCTTTTCTATAATCGATTGGCGGGGTCTTCATAATCACCTTCACGGTGGTCTTGCCATTGCTGACAGAACCTTTGTAACGCTCGGCGATATCTTTTTTCAGGGAGTCTGAGGTCTTACCCAGAACATCCAAGGTTTCTAAGTCGTCACTGATACGTGACTTGATGTCTGCAATTCTGGTTTGCATTGCAGTCAGCCGGTTCAGTTCCTCATCGGTCTTAATGACCTCTGGGGCGTCGACTTCAATTGATTTAACGTGATCCGCACGGGTAACTTCATCCCTGTGCTGCTCTTGTATCCAGTTGTGCCAAGATTGGTACAGGTCAAGGCGGGAGATAGTCCCCTTAGAAGGCTGCGGTAAATACTTGCGGCTCAGTAGTTCAGTTAGGAAGTCCTCTTTACGGTGGACTCTCTCTAACGTGTACTGCGGCTCGGCTGTTTCGTTCTTAGCCAAGTAACAAATAAAGTCACACCACTCTGCATCCAGAACTTCCATCTGCATGTAGACCTGCATCAGGTACATGCTGCGCTTCTTATCGAAGATGCTGTATGGAGTCTTGGTGTACTGAGGGAACGGGCACTTAATCTCAACGCAACCGTCCAAACCTACAAGTCCGTCTGGAGATGCTGCAATAAAGTCATACTTAGGGTGAACAACAAGACCCGTCTCTTCTACAGTGTAGCCTTGCAGATCTTCCAAGAAGATTCGTGCGTGGTCCTCCATCATCTGCCCGTGGGCAACAGCAGGAACCATTTTGAATTCTGACTCAGCACCAGCCAAAGCCCTGACTTCTTGCCTGACCAAGTCAGCAGCTTTCATGTACGGGTGCTTGCCTTCTAGTGCGGCACAGACAGACGCTTTGATCTTACCGGCGCGAGCCGCGTGCCATTCGGGTGATCCTTGAGCAGCTAAACTCATTTGCTAGCCCTCCACCCTTTGTCCTTACAGAGCTTCTCCCAGTTACCAGTGGTATCTGTTAAGCCTCTATTAGTTAGACCACGTTTAAACTTGTCATACAGCTTTGTGGCTTCACTCAGGGTCTTAGCTTCACCGAACTTAAGATGATCCCAGATCGCAATAACCTTTTGGAGTTCTGCATCTGCATCATTTGTATCTGAAGGTGTACTTTGTTCAGGTTTAGAAACACTTTGGTCTTCAATCTCTTTGATTTGAGATGACAGCCACATGGTGTAGCCCAGACCAAACTCACCCATAGCCTTAACACGACACCGCTGTTTAGCAGTATTGATGTCTGTAGCAGAGGGGGAGTCAATTGCTTTGCCTGATCTATGAACAGGAAGGTAGGTGATGTTGGTCTGCCCGCCGATAGTCATTCGGCAACGTACTTCGGCAGAGCCATCATCAAAGTAGTGGCATTCGCGACCTGTAGGGTCTTCGGTGAATTCCCAATGATACTCAGGGAACACATCCATCATAATCGAATGCGCTTTCATCCAAGGCAGATAGGTGAGGACTTGATCCCCAACGACTTCTGTCTCGGTGCAAAAAGGTGCTACGTCTATATCAGATAAGGTCGCCCAGATGTGGGCGCGTGTAAGCGTATCCATGTAATGTCTCCGTTAGTTCCAGAGACATCATAGCACCGTGTAGATTTATTTCAACACCTGTAGATTATTATTTGCTAGTCTAAGTTTCTTTTTAGCAGCTGTAATTGTTCTTACTGAATAAATGAACCTTGCTTCGCCAGCCTTGAAGCAGCAATCTACTTCTGGAAAGTTTTCTAAAAATATTTTTAAGTCC